CCAGCGCGTGCCAGGTGATGCTGCCGTCGCGCGCCTCTTCGATCCGCTCGATCTGCCCGCGCCAGACGGTGCGCGAGAGTTGCGTACAGTAGACGATCAGTTCATCGCCGATCTGCGTCATAACCCCGGAGCGCGCGTAGCCCTGCGGCAGCGTGACGCGCCCGCGCTCGTCGCCGTCATCAGACGTTGAGAACTCGTAGTCCGCGACGGTGAGCGGTACCGGAAAGTGCTGATGTGGTTCGGTGATTGCAACAAGCATCGTCGCCTCCTCACGCGAACGCGGCGGGTTCGATTCGATACGAGCGCACGTCCAAGTTGGCGGATGCGCCGGTGAGGTCGTTGTGATTTAGCGTCGTCACACCGAGAAACACCGTAAGGTGGCGACTCGAAACAAACCCCGGCGCGCCGTAGATCGTTCCGGTCGGAATAGTTCGGAAAGGGCGCGGAAGGGCGTATTGCGGATCGTACATATGAAACACGATGAGCGGCGGCGGCGTGACGATGTTCCAGACGGAAACGCCGTCGGTCGGGATGAGGACGAGCGGCATTACCAGCGTGTCGTTCGGTACGTTCTGGACTTGGAGAGTCACCGTGATCGGTGCGCCGTCGCGGGTAATGAGCGCGGGCATATACCACGAGCGACCTGCTGTTATGGTTTCCGCAATCTGCGGCTGTCCTTCCCAACCGATGAGGTAACGCGCATTTGCCGACGGTGTGGTTGGACAGAAAATCTCGATGAAAAGGCGGTATACGTCCGCCGGGATGGTCGTGGAGATGGGGTAGGTGATCGTTCCGCTTGTCGCAGACGAGAACCGCGCGCGCGTCAACGTCGCCCAGTTTGCGTTCCACGTCTCCGTCGTAATCCCGCTTGAAGTCGACGTTGTATTGATCGCCTGGATGCGGCTTCCCCCTGTTGCGCTCTCCCGCTCCTCGGCTGCAAACAGCGCATTGTAGAGACCCGGCATATTCGAGATGAAACAATAAAATCCGTTTTTGTAAAGATATTCATCGCTCAACCCCGGCAGCGAAATATTTCGGCGTTCATACGGTCGCAGTGACGAAAATGAATTCAGCAAACTCGTAGTACTGATAAACGGAGCGACCAGCGTTCCCGTCACCCGCACCCGCGCGATCACGCCGATTGCGGTCGTCTCGACGCTCAACAGATTGACGGCTGCGTCACGAAGGCGCGCTTCCAGCGTTGCACTACCGCTTGCGTCGTCAATAATCACTTGCGCGCCGCCCGCAAGCGAAACGACCTGCCGTCGCTGCGCGTAACTATGCAGTTCGCGCGCGAATGCATTCACCGCGTTCAGCGCCTGCTGCCGCGTCTCCCTCCGAAACGCGATCTCCGCCGCGAACGGCTGCGGATCGAAAAACGCATTCACGTTGAACCCGATGCCGGGCGCGTCCTGGTTCGTTGCGTCAACGATGATGTTCGTATCCGCGTTGAAATTAAGCGTCCCGATCTTTCGTATTCTCATCACACCCTCCCGAAGCGCGCTAACCGCGTGAGGTTATCGATCTCGCTGCGCACCAGCGTTGCGAGCCGCCGCTCATCCATCCCCGGCGCAGCGTTGACGGTAATGCCGCCGACGTTGACCGTTGACGACGCCGGAGGCGGTTGCGTCACCGCGTCGCGCGTGAGGAGCGGCAGCGGGGCAAGCCCTTCCGTCAGCCCGCGTAGGATGCCTTCCGCAAGCGGCAGCCCGACCTCGCGCGCCGCGACGCGCGACGGCGAGCGGATGCCTAACGCCGCCTTTGCTGCGTCGAGCGCGTCCTTCGCCGCCCTCGCCGCTGCATCCGCCAACCAACGCGCCGCGTTCTCCACGCCGCTGCGTATTCCGTCGATCAGCGCCATCCCAAGCGACGCCGCGCCCGCAAGCGCGTGATGGAACGCATCTTCGAGACGCGGATACAGCGACTGAAACAGCGACGAAAGCGTGTTCATCAGATGTTCGGCAGATGTGCGTATTCCGTTCCACAACGCTTCCGCGACGCGCTTGATCGCCTCCCACGCCGCGCTCCAGTCGCCGCGCAGCGCTGCGGTTCCCGCCTCGAACAGCCCGCGCAAAACCGCAAGTACGGTTTCGGTCAATACCTTTATTTGGTTCCACGCAAATCGCGCGATTGTGGTAATCTCGTTTCCGAAATTGCGCCACACCCACTGCGCCGCCGCGACCAACGCTTCAATCGCCGCCTGAACGAACCGCGCCGCTGCGGTGACGACGCCCATAACTCCTTCCCACGTTCGTTGCGCAAACGCAAGAATATCCGCGCCGTGCGCGTTCCAGACGCGCACCGCCAGCGCAGTCGCAAACTGCACTGCTTGCTGCACTGCCGCAAGCGCGGTTTGCACCGTTGACTGCACTGCGCTCCACGCCGTCTGTGCAGACGGCGCAAGTGCGGCGCTCAGCGTGTCCCACGCTGCGAAGATCGCGGCCGCTGCAACGGCGACCGTTTGTTGCACGCCGTCGGTCGTCACGCCGACCAGCCCGATCTGCGCGGTGAGCGCTGCGACGGGATCGGCGGCGCTCAGAATACCGGAAGCCCAGGCGGTGAAGGTGTTGACGCCTTCCGCCGCAGCCGCGACTAACTGCGTGAGATGCGGCAACAGCGCGCTGCCGACGGTGATTTGCAGCGTTTCAACGGCGGCGTTGAACTGGTCGAGCGTGAACTTATACCCTTGCTGCATTATCGCCGCCGCTTGCGCCGCGCCGCCCGCGTCTTTCATCGCTTGACCCATCTCGTTGTAGCCCGCCGCTCCCGCGCCCGCAATCGCCGCCGCCGCGCGGATTGCGTCGGTTCCGAAGATGGTGTTCAATGCGAGAAATTTCTGCTCCTCGCTGAGGTTTTTCGTTGCGTCGTGCAACAACCGCGCCGCCGCCTCCATCCCGATAAACTCGCCCTTCGCGTCGAAAAATCGCGACTTCCCGTCCTTCGTCGCAAGTCCCAACTCGATCATCATTTGCGTCGCATCTTTCGTCGTCGGGATCAAGCGCTGAAGGAACGTTTTGAGCGACGTACCGGCATCTGCGGCGCTGCTGAACGAGGGCGCGATGAGCGCCATCGTCTGCACCGTCTCCTGGAACGACAGTCCGGCGACTTTCGCGCTGCCGCCGACGTTCGCCAGACCGAGCGCGAGTTCTTCAACGTCCACCGTACTCGCGTTCGCCGCAGATGCGAGAAGGTCGGCGACGTTCGCCGCGGTCACGCCGGTCTCGCCCCAGACGCCCAACTGCTTCGCAACGATTGTGGCGGCGTTGGCGAGGTTGAGTTGCGCGGCTGCGGCAAGCGCCAGCGTCGCATCCGTCGCGCCGCCCATCACATCTTTGACGTTGACGCCGCCCTTGATCAGTTCCGTCATCGCGTCCAATGCTTGTTGTGCACTGAACTGCGTTGACGATCCTAATGCGAGCGCTTTCGCTTTTACGTCATCAAACGACAATCCGGCTTTCGACAGTGAATCGCCCGCGACTGCTTGAAACTTGAAGAGCGCACTCTCGAAGTTCGCCGCAACGTCGATGCTCGAACGCAGTTGGTCTCCGAGCGCAGCAATCCCCATCCCCGCCAGATTGATCGCTGCCGCGCCGATCTGCCGCAGCGCGCCGACCGCCACCTGCTCCAGCGCCCCGAACGCGCCGCGCTGGGCGTCCGCGGCTTGCCCGACGCCGCGAACGTTCTGGGCGACGCGCTCCAGCACGCCGCTTGCTGCGTCAACCGCGCTCAGTTTGATGACGACATCGCTCATCGCCGTTTCCGTTGATGCGCTGCGACCAGCGCTTGATGCCGCCGCTCCGCGCGCAGCGCCGCAAGATGCTGCGCGACGCGCCGGAGCGGTTGACGGTCAAGCGCGTCGGGCGTGCAGTGGTAGATGTCCCGGCACAACACCAGTTCGGTATACGCAGCGGGCAGCGGCGCGAGGTCGAGCAGACCTAACGCCGTCGCCCGCGCTACTCGTTTCCCTCGTCGCCGATGCTGTCGAAGATTTTCTTCAACAACAACGCTGCGGCGGCATACGGTTCGTTGAGAATGTCCTCGCCGTATGCTTTCGTCAGTATTACCGCTGCGACTTCAGGGAACGCGATCCTTCGCTCGCTTGCGTCCAGAAACTGGTGGTACTCGCCGAGCGTGATCGTTGCCACGTTCGGACGCATTCCCTCGACCCGCGCCCGAATTGCGGCGTCGGGTTCAAAGATTTGCGGCAGCACCCGTTCGTACACCGCCTTCAGCGCCCGCAGCGGGAACCGGTCTGCTTGCGTGCCGATTGCTTTGCGCACCAACCGCGCCACCACCGGTGCGGTCAATTCGTTGTTGAGCACGCTCGCGGCGTCGCGGATCGTCAGCGCGTTGCGGTCAACGCGAATAGTTTCGATGTCGTAAATCTCTGCCGGTTTGTCCATAATATCCTCCTACTTACGCCGGGTTGAGGTTGGTCGGGCTTGATCCGAGCGTGTACTGACGCAGCGACGGCGTTCGCACCGTCACCATCGCAACATACGGTTCCGCGTCGCCCGGATCGAGTGCACTGAGCGTAACGTTGGTGATCACCCCCACCCCAAACGACGTTCCGCCGTCGTTGCTCGTTCCGTACGCGCGTGCGCTGCCGACTAACCCGCGCGGCGACCAGCGCACGCCGAGGCGCGGCGAGGCGCTTTGGAACTGATCAAAGATCGTATTCGCCGCAGAGTTCGTATCCTCGTTGTACAAAAACGTCAATGTGAGTTCGACCGGTTCGCGCTTCCCGACGGTCACCGTCGCATAATCGCTTGAACCGCCGACATACGCCTCACCGCTTGGTCGCGAAAGTTCAACGTCGTCTATTTTGACGGTTGCGTTTGAAACCGCAGTCCACGTCGTTCCGTCGGTCGAAATCTCGACCGCGTAGTTCCCGGCGTACAGACCGGCAAGAACTCCAGAGTGCGACATCCCCTACCTCCTATACCGACGGCGCGCGTACGAGATGTGCGAACCTCGTCGTCATCGCAACGCCCTCATACGCCCGCTCGCCGTATCTGATAACGTCTACTATTCCGGAAACGTTGAGCAACTGCACATCGCCGCGCGTCAGCCAGGCGAACCGCAGTCGCGCAACGTAGTCTTCGATGTAGTCTACCAGCGCCGTCGCCGTATCCGCCACCCCGCGTCCCATCCCGACATCACGCACGAGCAGGAGATCGTCGATCTCCCACACCGCCCGCGTCGCGCGGGTGGGGGTGTAGACGCCCCCCTCGACCAGCCGCAACCCTCCGAGCGCGGGGATGATCCGCACCGGCAACTGCGCCGCGTCCGACCAGTTCGGTTGCGTCGATAGTCGCCGGACGGGAACGACGGCGCTGTTGTACTGCACCGCCAGCCCCGCCAGCAACTCGATGATGTCGGTGACTGCGCTATACGACATCGCGGTAGCGCTCCAGTATTGCGCGAACGTCATCCGGCAGCGCCGACGGCAGCAGCACTAATCCGCCGTCCGCCACCGTCGGGCGATCCGGATCGTTCGCCGTCCCGCGTTGGCGGTACATCCACGCCGCCAGCCGGATCGTCGCGTGCACAATATCCGCCGGCGGGTTGATGCTGTATCCCCAGCGCGCGGTAATCGTCGCTTGCTGCGACGCGCCGCACCAGCGCCGGTCGCGCCGCGCGAGAACGGTGTACGGCGCGTCGGGCGGGTGCGTGTCGATTTCCGTCGACGGGATCGCATCACCGTCGCCGTCGGTCGCGCCGACCAGTTGCGCGATGTAGACGCCGGACGGCAGCAGCAGATAATCCCGCCGCAACTGCGCGTCCCACAGCATCACCTCGCGACCGAACGTTCGAGATGCCGCCGCCGGCGCAGTGAAGGTCTTGCGCGTCATCTGGTCGATAACTGCAGTCGCGCGCACAAGCAGATCGGTCAGCAGCGCATCGTCTGCGGTTGATGTGATGCCGAGATAATCCCTCAACTGCGCCGGCGTTGCGTACATCGCTTACCTCACAATATGCGCATCCAGTCGGACGGCAGCGGCGAGGGAACGTCGCGCCCGGGGAACGCCGAAATCTCAATCACAATCGGAACCGTCAGCGTATTCGGCGCCGTAATGCGAACGAATAAGAACGCCGAGCGCCACAGCGCCGTATACGCTTCGGCGCCGGACACGAAAATTTCGTAAGACCGGTTCGACGCCAGTTGTGTAATCGCCTTGCCCGGCACCCCCACCGAATCTTGTGTGGAGCTCGTCCGGTTGACGCGCACCTGCAGCGCCGCCGTTCCCGTTCCCGTTATGGTTCCGGTGTGCGCAACGATGCGCACCGCCTGCGCGTTCGCGATGCTGACGACCGGCGTATCCGTATCAGCAGAGACGTTCGGGTTGAAAAACCGCAACAGCGGCTGAATGTTCTCCTGAACAAGCATCGTATGCTCCTCCTCTCGTGCGCCGTCACAACACCCGCTCTTCTTTTATTTCTATGCAGTGTTGTGACGGCGCTCGCTATTGTTCAACCGTTGATCCGTAACCCGCCGTCACAACACTTGCTCTTCCTTTATTAAGAGAAGTGTTGTGACAGCCCTTGACCGTTGTGACGCCCCGCGCCCGGCGCGGATTGGTTATCAGCAGCGTCACAACACCGCATCTTCTTTTATTTCTATGCAGTGTTGTGACACCCCGCCTATTACGAACCCTGCGCAATCTGTACGAACGGGCTGACGGTGTTGTTGCCCGCGCCGTCGGCGAGGATCAGCGGCGCGTTGACCAGCGGCGCGCCGTCGATCCGCACGCCGAACAACCACACCGACTGCCGCTTGAGGAACCTCACGTGCTCGCTGAACGCGACGCTGAATCCCGCGCGCTCGACGAAAGCGTAGTACGACAAATCCGCCAGCACCAGCGATCCGGCTTCGGCGACGGCGGGCAAGTGCTCGCTGTACGCAATCGGAATACCCGCCAGCGTATCGCCGTACACCAGCGACTGCCCGTTGACCGTATAGAGCAGCGTCTCGCTCAAGCGCGTCGCCATCAGCCGCGCCCGCCAGAACGGATGGGCGATCCACACCGCAGTCGCGCTGCCGGGCAGCAGGCGCTGGATCATTGCGAGGATGGTGCTCGTATCATTGTCCGCTTGCGAACTGCTTCCCGTCGCCCGCGTCACACTGATCGACGCGGGGTGCCCCACGATCCCGCGCGGCTGTCCGACGCCGGTTCCCCGCAGCATCACGCGCGCCTTCAGCACCGCGTACGCGCGCCCGAACAGCGTAACAAGCGTGTCCTCAAGCGCCTGCGGCGCGTCGGTGATGAGTTCGGTCGCTGCCGCAACGTAGGCGTCTGCCGAGTGCGGGCGAAAAATCTTTTGCTCGAACTTCGGTTCGCTCTCCGCAACGTCCGCACTCTGTTCGCGCCAGATCAGCCGCACCCCGCCCACCAGCGCGCTGCTCTCGACGTTCGGCGCTTGGTCTTGTTCGAGCACCGGCAGCGCCAACTCTGCTGCGTTGGTGCGCAGCATCAGAGGGCCGCGCCCGGCGGCAACCAACTGGTCGAACAGCATCGGCGCGCCGACCGCGCGGATGCGCTCCTCGAACTGGGTGGGCACCAGAAACCCGCCGCCCGCGCCGGTCGTCTCGTCAAGCGCTTTGCTGCTCTTGTAGACCGCGCGCAGACGCTGAACGTCGTTGGTTGCAACGCACTTCAAGAAGTCGCCGAACGATACGCCTTCGCCTTCCGCAGTGGTTGCGGTTGTCGCCACCCCGACGTTCTGCGCTTTCATCGCCGCCGCGACTTCCTCGCGCAGCCGCGACGCGACATCTTCGCGCAGCCGCGCGGCGATCTCGGCGGCGAGTTCCGACCGGTTCATTACGATTTCCGTCATCTCCTTACTTCCCTCCTACTTGATGACTAACCGATAGACGTTTCGTAGCATTGTGCGCGGCTCTGCGGGCGTCGGCGTGATGCTCGCATCCAGCCCCAGCAGCCAGCGTTTGATGAACATCGCCTTCCCCGCCGGTTGGCGCACCACCAAGTGCGCCGCCGTCCCGCTCGACCAGCCCATCTCCGGCGCGATCTGGGCGAGGTAGCGGTATTTCGCGTCGAGCAGCCCGCGGATGATCACCCCCTCATCGGTCAGTTCCAGCGCGCCGTAGCCGATCTGGTCTTCGATCAGAATAAGCCCGCTTTCTGTTTTGACCGGCTGCGCGTGGTTCAACCAGATCGGGGTTTCGCGCAAGCGCCCGAAATCGGTTTCTCGCGTGAAGAACTCATTTTCGAGGTCGGTTGCGTCGGGACTGCCGAACACCACGAGCAACCCCTCAACGTCGCCGCTCTCGACCGCCTTCAGCGCCGCGCCGGGCGCGGTCTGCCACTCCATCTCCTCACCTCCCCTTCAGTACGGCGATTGCTTCCTTCTTCGCCGCTTCTGCCGCGTCGCGCACCGACGCCCAGCGCCCGCTGTGCACCCGCGCTTGCGGCATTCCGTAGACGTACCGCGCATACGATGCGGTGTTCTCGACGATCCTCGACGTTTTCGACGGTTTCTTGATCCGCAACTTCTGCCGCAGATTGCCCGTCCTTCGATACCGCGATCCGGCGGGCGGGGGCGGATAGATTTGCATCATACCGTGCGCAGCGGTCGCGCCCGCGTCAAGCGCGGCTTCGATCCGCGCCGAACGCGGCAGCAGTTTGCGCAATGCGTTATCCAGATCGACAGAGACGCTAACCCGCATTGACCCGCTCCAGTCTGACGCCGCACCGACAACGCGGGTGCGCCGGGGGCCCGCTCCGTCCGCCCCACTCGTCCTCGCGCTTACCGTGGAGCGCGCCGCAGATCGGACACACGCGCTCGTCGTTGGCGGTCTCCCAAACCATCACGTACTCCAGATTATGCTCGGCGCGTAGTCCTTCTCTGTACGCCCGCACGCCCGCGGCTGCGGCTTCAGTCGCAGCCGTGATGGCGACGGTCTCGGCGCGCTTCGCGCCGACGACCGGCTCGATCATCGCAACGAGTTCGGCGCGATCCGCCCCCGGCATCCGTCGCCACGCCGCGACCGCGCGGGCGATGTAGTCGCGCGTGTACGGATAGAGCAATTCTTCCACCTGGCGGCGCGTCGCTTCTTCCGCCCAGTCCGCGAGCAGCGCATCGACGTTGACCGCAACGCCGACCTCGGCGCGCATTTCGTCCGCGAACAGACGCGCAATCGTCTCGATATTGCGGCGCATTGCGGGATAGAGCGTCTCGCCGAACATCTGCGCCGTAATCTCGTCAGCGCCGTCGAGCATCACCTGACGCAACTGCTGAAACGCGCGTCTTAGATCGCGGTAGAGTTGCACCTCGTGCGGCAGCAGTTCCGCTTCGTCGTCTTTCTTCAGCGACTTCGCTTCAACGTCCGCCGGCTCCTCACTTACCGCGCCGTTGACGCCCGCCAGCCGCAGCGCCGTTCTTACGTCGAGACCGGCAGCAACCGCTTCCCGCGCTATCGCCAGCCGGTTGCGCAGTCGCAGCAGTTCTTGGTCTGCCGCGTCCTCGACAAACTGCGGCAGATCGAGACGTGCGCGGGCTTCGTTCAGTGTGAGCACCGGCTGTCCGGTGAGGCGCTGGATCGCCTCTGCCTTCTCCAACTCCGAACTCTGCACTGCATCAATGCGCGCTTCGCTACAACGCAAAACTTGATTGTACGCAGTAAAGTGCGGTTGCAGCATCGCCGCAATTTCGCGCGTGCGGGGAAGGATCGTCAGAAGAATGAACGTCTGATAATCACGCTGAGCGGTGGCGTAGTTGCTGGCGTTCGAGAACACCAGCGACATCGGCACTTGAAAGGCGGTCAGCATCAGTTCCGCCGCGCGCTGGAGCAGTTCCGGCTGCACCGCGTCGGAGAGCGTATCGCCCAGCGTGACGGTTTTGATCTCGCTCGACAGCGCGAGGTGCCGGAACGCATTGCGGATGCCGCTGACGAGTTGGCGCAGCCACTGTTCAAACCGCGACCGCTCCGCGTCGGTGGGGCGCTGGGCGAACATCCAGACGGTGGGGCGCACCGCCCCGCGCTCGAAGTACGCCGTCTGGTACCTCTCCGCCGCGAGCAAAGCGCGGGCTTGCGTGAGTGCGGTGGTCACCAGTCCGACCCCCGGCTCAACCTCGCTCCTCACCGACGGCTCCCAGAGATACAGCAGTTCCGTCTCAGGCTCTAACCGTATCTCGGTGTTGTTCACGCGGCGGGTGAACCCGACCAGCCCGCGCTTCGCGTCGGTGATGGGCGAGATGGTGCGCGGGTGCAGACGACGGAGACCAAGCGGCGCGGCGGGATCGCGCAGCAGATACGCTGCGCCGTAGAGACACAAATCAATCTCAATCCCGCGAATGAGCGCAGCCAGTCGCTCGGCGTCGAATGCGACCAGCGTACCGCGCCGCGTCGTAATCTCCCACGGCAGCGACGCGAGGGCGTTGGCGCGCAACGTCACCGCCGTCCGCACCACAGCGACGCGCTCATACGCCGTCTCCACATCAACCGCGTCGCCGTCGCCGGTAAACACGCCCGTCCACGCGGACGGAAGGAAATCCTCCAGATTGAGCGTCTTGATGTCGTAGCGCTCGGTCGGCGACAACACGAGTTGTGCAGTCGTTCTAGACATCAAACAGCACCTCTGCGCTTCGCGACGCGCCCCAGACCGCGAGCGCGAGCGCGATCACGCCGTCGTCGTGACACCCCTCCGGCGCGCTGTAGCGGGCGCGACCGGACGCGGAAATATCGACGCTGTACATCTCTAACTCGTTGAGCAGCCACTCCAATTCCGGCAGTACAATCGTTCGCTGCTCCAGCGCCAGCGCGAGCGTGTCAATCAACAGCGGCTTGCTGGCGACGGTCGTTGTAAACGCTTGAACGGGCACACCATCACGCCGTAATTCTTCGATGTTCGGCGCGCCGATGCTGTTGGCTTCGGCGAGCACCGCGCCGCACCCGTTCCGCTGCCAGAACGCCAGCAGCGCGCGGCGCTGCGCTGCGAAATCCACATCGACCAGACGCTCCACATCAACAACGCAGCGCGTCTGCGGGTCGAGCGCCGCGAATACGGTTGCGTCTTCGTAGCGCCCCCAGTCCACCCCGATCACCGCCGCTTCGCCGCTGCGCGCTATCTCGCCGACACAACTACGAACGTTGCGGAACACCGCGCCGCCGTCGTCGAGAAACTCGGCGTCTAACTCTTGACGCGCGGCGCGTTCGGTCATTGCGGATCGCAGCAGCGCAATATCTGCCGGATCGAGGCGCGGGTTGTCACTCGTTGAACGCCGCACCGTCGCCCAGCGCGGATCGTCCAGTGCGGTCTGGTGAATGCGCCAGAAGTCGCCGCGTCCTTTTGGCGTTCCTGCGAGGATTGCTCTGCCGCGCCGGTCGAGCAGCGCGGGGATCAGATTTTCGCGCCAGATTGTTTCGAGATTGCGCACCAACCCCGCCTCATCAACGACAATCAAATCGTACCCGCGCGACCGCCCGGCGTTCTCGTTGTCGAGCGACCAGAACTCGACGCGCCCGCCGGTCGTTGTGTCAATCCGCCGCTCTGCTTTGTATTCCACCGCTGCCGGCGCGCGCAGCGTTCGGCGCACTTGTTCCCAGACCGGCAACATCAGTTTGTAGGTCGGTGCGAAATACCCGACCGTCTGCCGCTGCACCAACGCCGCCTCAACGAGCATCCTCGCCAGCAGATGTGATTTCCCCCACCGCCGCCCGGCGCGCAGATGCACAAACCGCGCGTTGCGGGTCTGTTCCGCAACGGCGCGCTGGTCGGCGTGGAGGTGTGGAAGTCGAACCTCATACCGTTTTGACGAACGCCGCCTCATCGACGATCACCAGTACGCTCTGATCGGCGTTCGGTTGCTCATCGAACTGCGACAGAAACAGCCGCGCCGCAGCGACGCGCGCGCTTGCCGGCTCGTTGTCGTTGACAACGATCATAAACAGCGCACGCAACACAGCGGCGCGGGCTTCGTCTGTCAGCAGTTCGTCTACGGTCATTTGTGCTTGTAGTACTTCCGAGCGATAGCCTCAGCCTCCGCTTCGGTCAGCGGGATGTGATACGAAACGACATACCCGATAATCACCGCCAATGCGGATTGCACCTCGGCGGGCAAATCGATCCCCGCGAACTCGCGCAGCGCCCACGCAAGGATGATGACGGTTGCAGCGGCGAGCACGCCAAAGGTCACCTTGTCCAGCGGTTGTGAAAAGGGAAGGTTCATCTCCTCCTACTCCTCTCTCTCTCTCTCTCTGCGGGGCGTTATTCACCCCTCCATTCTCATTATACCGGAAACGCGCCGCGTTTTTGTACGCCAGATCGCGGCGCGGGCGCGGGATGTCACAACACCTGCTTCTCTTTTATTTCTATAGAGTGTTGTGACACTGCTGATGGAATAACAGCGGTCGCGGGGGAGTACTACTTTCAGGTGGGGCGGCGGGTGTCACAACACTGCGTATAAATAAAAGAAGATCGAGTGTTGTGACGCTGCTGAACAAACAGAAACCCCGCCGACGCCGGCGGGGTTTCTGGGAGGAGGAGAAGGAGGAGGAGGAGAAGGAGGAGGAGGATCGTCTTACGCGCGCTTCGCGTCCTCGTAGCGCAACTGTTCCACCAGCCGCCGCGCCTCGGCTTCGGTCGGTCGCCAGCCGACCGGCTCGCCGCGGTACTCGACCGCGTAGTCTTTCGACTCGCGGTCGAAGATGATTTTGAAATCATCACCGGAGTCAATAACGATTTCGCGCACTGGGCGCGGGGTTGGGGTTGAACGTCGCTTGGGCATTGGAGCACTCCTTTCTGATGATCGACTACGCTGCTAGTATACCACTCGCGCGCCGGATTGTCAAGAGGCAAAATCGCGGGAAAATCTCGAAAATTGGGTATTGACAAACGGTGCGGGGTGTGGTATAGTATAACCGTAATCGATAAGCGCTTAGCACCTAGGAGGCACACAAAATGGAGACGTATCGCATCTGGACTGGAACCCGCACCTGGCTGCCAGGCGACGACACCAGCAAGTACACGGTTACCGAAATAATCGCTGAGGAAATCGGATGGTTCGAGGACGTAATTGACGGAAAGACCTACTACGTTTATCAGACAGAGGGTGAGATTATCGTGCACCTCACCACTTGGTCGGGCATCGTCGGCGAACCGCACTACGGACACATCTTCCGGTTCCGCAACCTTGAGGAAGCGGCGCAGAACGACGAGTTGCGACAAGCACTGAAAGATATGCGCCTCATCTAGTCAACGAACCCGACCGAACCCCCGCGCCTCACAAGCGCGGGGTTTTCTTTTCCCCTCCGTCGCCAAGCCCGCGCGTCGTCGTCACAACACCTCGTCTTCTTTTATTTCTATACGGTGTTGTGACACTGCTGAACAAACAGAAAACCTCCGGACGCACGTCCGGAGGTTCTGGTGTTCGTGTCGGGTACTAATTGTGTTTGACAAACGGTGTTACCGCAAACGTATAACCCCACTGATCGCCGAACGCCAGCCAGCCTTTGGCGTTCCGGCGGACGCTTAGGCGGGAGTTCTTCCCGAACAACCGCAACCCTTTCCGCAACTGGGCGACGCTGTACCGGTGCTCATCATCGATGTCCTTCAACCGGAAGAGTTCGTATCCTTCGCGTGGATTACTCACCAACGCAACGAACTCCTTCACGCTCCACTCTTTGACGTTCTTTATCCGGGGATTCTCAACGATCTGCACCCACCCGCGGCTCTCGTCTGTCAGCACCGCGAGCATCCGGGCGACCGGGGCGCGCGGGCAGTAGAATTCCGGCAACTTCACCTCGCAGTACTCGCCCGCGACTTCCCCAACGTTCTCCTCATACCGCGTGCTCCGCGCGGTTACGGTCACGCGGTTCCCAACGACGGCGACGCTTCCGATCCACGTCTCTTCTGCCAGCGCCGCCAGCGCTTTCGCCGCCTTCGGCGAGATCGCGCCTTCGCCGCGCAGAAAAACAACGTCGAACTTCTTGGCGACCAGCATCACGCCATCGGTCGCCACAGCCACGCCGTCTGCGATGTGAATGCCGGGGAACGGCGTCGCTTGAATATCGATGGCGATACGCAGAAAGTCGGAAAGTTCTGTACTGGGCATAGCATCTCTTCCTTTCTCTATAGTAAATCGATTACCTTGACTACACTTTACCACAACCCGCACCGTTTGTCAATACCCGACGTTCAAGACAAACAAAAAGCGCCGGACGTTCGCCCGGCGCTCCTCTACGTCCTACACGTCAATATCGGTGAGCGCCCGTGTGAGCGCTACAATCAACGACGGCGCTTCCGTCTCGTACTGAGCCAGCGTTCCCGACCCTTTGCTCCAATACACGACTTCCACACACCAACCGCCTTCGCGTCGCTCGATCTCGACCAGCACGACGCGCGGCAGTGCGAACAGCGCATCGAGCGGCTTGTACGCGATAGGATCAACGTCGCGCGCGAATATGCCGAATGCGCGGAAAGCGTCGCTCGCGCGGTCAACGTTGATGATCCGGTCGCACTCGCCCGCGTCGGTCAGTACGGCGCAGATCGCGGTTGGGGTGCGTTCAAAAGCGATCTTCATTCCTCCTCCTCGTACCGGCTTAGCCACTCATCAAGTTCCAGCGTCGGCGCATCATACGCGCCGATCCGCACGAGGTCGTCGCGCCGGCCGCGCCGCGCGGCGTCGTCGAGGTCGGCGTACACCGACACAACGCCGTAATCGACGCCGCCCTTCTCCCAGTCGCCGTAGCGGTGCTCGGCGACGACAATCCGCCCGTCGGTCGTTTGGTAGAATACCCGCTCGTCCGTCCGATCTTCGTCGATCTCGACGACGAGCGAACCGAGAGGCTCGCCGTCGAACTCGATCCACTCCCACCGCGAAATGTCCTTCCCGTTGTGGACGCCCCGCCAGCCGTGCCAAACATTCACCCGCATTGCTGACCTCCTACAAACAACGAAGGGACGCCCGGCGAACCGGAGCGCCCCCAAACTGCTACTTACTCGTCTAACGACGTTGTGCGCGGCGGGATAATTCCCGCGTTTTCCAACTCCCACTGGAACATCGCCGCCGCTCCGTTTACTCCCTCCAATGAGGGGAAGACGTGAATGTAAGCATATGTCGCCTCGTTCTCCCACCGAGACCATCGAACGACGTGCGCTACGATACGCCCGTCGTTTGTCTGATAAAATGTCGTCTGAGTTCCTCTGCTATTTTCCTCTTCCCAGCACGAACCGAGGGTCTCGCCCTCAAACTCCTCGTACTTGACGAACTCGTAATCTTCACCGCAGACGACACGTCGGGAACCTGACCAAATACGGATTGTATCCATCTCTTACCTCCATTCAGCGAAATCGATTACGCTCATATCCTACCACACCCCGCACCGGTTGTCAAGCGGGAAATTCGCCGGATTTTCCGCGAAATCGGGGCTTGACAACCGGCGGGAACTGCGGTATAGTAGAGACACAGTAATCAATCACTTCTAAGGAGGCTCAAGATGGCGACCATCAGCATCTGGCGCGGCTACCGCGACTGGGTCGCGGGAAGCGACTACGAAGTTGTGACGTATGAGGACGCGGAGGAAATCGGCGCGGTTCGGTTTGAAGATGAAAACGGCGATATTCAGTATCGCATAATCCGGTGGTACGAAGGTATCGTTGTCTTCTTCGTGAAACGCGAAGGGCACTACTGCGAAGCAGAAATCTTTGAGTACCCCGATCTCGAAGCCGCAGCCAAAGACTACGCATTCATCCTCCGCAAGGCGGGCGTCATCTAGACGACCCGCCGCACCCATCAAGCCCCGTCCGGCAACGGATGGGGCTTCTTATTTCCCCTTACACTTCCCGCAGTGCCCGTACCGCCGCGCAGCCCCGTACTGCTGCTGCGTCAGCGCAGCACCGCAGCGCGGGCAGCGATACGGCAGCGCAGCACGCGGCTGCTGATGCTCAGCAGTATGCTGATGCTGATGCTGGTGCTGCTGCTGGTGCTGATGCTGGTGCTGGTGCTGATGCTGGTGCTGGTGCTGATGCTGGTGCTGATGCTGGTGCTGATGCTGGTGCTGGTGCTGATGCTGGTGCTGGTCAGCAGTATGCTGGAGCATATGCTCAGCAGTATCAGTAGTATGCTGCCGGTGCTCAGCAGTATGCTGCAGCATATGCTCGGCAGCATCAGCACTGTGCTGCTGATGCTGGTGCTGCTGATGCTG